TATTGGAAAAGTAGAAATTGGAGATTTAGTATTAACTCATAAAAATAGGTTTAGAAAAGTATATGCTCTTCCAAGAACTCCAAAACAAAAACCAGAAGTCACAAAGTTTAAGTTTAAAGGGGATTTACAATTATCAATGACATCTAATCACCAAGTGCTTCAAATAGATGTTAATGGGATTGAGAATTGGGTACAAGCTAGTGAGATAAAAGAAGGGCAATCTTTACGAGTATTAGCTAATAGATGTAAAAGATGTGGTAAATTGATTCCATATTTCAATACCTATTGTAGTAAGAGTTGTAATTCATTAGATATTACAGATAAGCAATGGGCTAATCCAGAACATAGAAAAAATGTAAGTACTAAGAATCATAAATCAATGAATGAGCAATATGCCTTAGGATTACGAGATAAAGATACAATTTGTTTGAATGCTAATAAGAAAGTGAAAGAATTAGCTGCAAAAGGAGAATTTATATTACAACAACTTGAGACAAGAAAAAGAATAAAGGAAACCACAAACAATCCAGAACATAATGAAGCTTCTTCTATAAGGATGAAGAAAAATAACCCAATGTTTAATCCAGAAACAAAACAAAAGGTTAAAGAATCTTTAAATGAGTTATTTGAAAAGCACCCTGAGAAAAGACTTAATGCAAGAATGGCAAAGCATAGAAAATCAGGAAAGAAAACTTATATAGAAGCCCGAATGATTGAGATGTTAGATAATATGGAAATATCATATGTTTTCCAATATCCAATATTAAGGTATAATGTTGATTTTGCTATTCCAGAATTAAAGATAGTAATTGAATGTGATGGAGAATATTGGCATCAAGATAAAGTGAAGGAACAAAAGAGGGATGCTAAAATAAAAGAAGCAGGATGGGATATTTTTCATTTTACAGGCAGTCAAATAAATACTACTCCAAAAGAAGTAGAAGATGAATTGGCAAGAGTACTTGGAAATCATACAGGAGAATATGAGACTATTGATATCGAAATTGAAAAGGTAGAGAGATGGGTTATTAAACAAAACAGAACTTTATTTAATCTAAGTGTAGAAGAAGATGAATCCTATATGGCAAAAGGGATTGTAGTACATAATTGTAGATGTATGGTGCTTCCCACCTATGAGAAACAGACCAGAAATAGGAAGGAAACTTATGATAATGCAGCTCAGATAACAAGGGCTAAGAAGAAAGCAGCTAAGACAACATAAACAATAACGAAAATGAACAACAAGTATAAATATATAACTAAAAATAAAATAGCTTTAAAACGGGCTTAAAATAGGGATTAACAATATGGATAAATTTACCACATATAGAAAAACACAAGGAGCTCCATATACTCCAATCATTACTAACAATACTGCAGGTAATCCTGAAACAATATCAGTTCCAGTAGTAATGATGATTCCTGGAGTTCATACTGGAAGTAATGGAGCAATGCTTCATACAGCAGAGGGCTTATCAGCAGTAGCAGCTCAATGGAATACAATTCCTGTTACAATTGGGCATCCTCAAAATACAGAGGGGCAATATGTAGCAGTTAATTCAACAGAAGTGCCGAAGGTTGGAGTAATATCTGATAGTAGATGGGAGGATAATAAGTTAAAAGCAAATGTGACATTCAATGCAAGCACATTAGCAACAGCAGATCCAGTATGTTATCAGTTAATCATAGCAGGACAACCAATTGATGTAAGCATAGGAGCTTTTGCAGCAGAAACTAAATCAGTGGGAGTATATGAAGGTAAATCATATACGGCAATTACAACAGGTTATGTTCCGGACCATTTAGCAATTCTTCCAAACACACAAGGAGCCTGCAGTAATGAAGCTGGATGTGGAATCAGAGTAAATACTAATACTAATATAAAGAAAGGAGAACTAATGACATTAAAGGAACAATTAGATGCCTTATATAAGGAGGGTTTAGGAGTTTATCAATTACAGGTAAATGAAGAATCTTTATTAGGTAGATTACAAGCTATCCGGGATTGGACTTATTCAATGGATAGTGAATGGGTCAGTTGTTATTTGAAAGAAGTTTATGATGCTTCATTTATCTATGAAAAGAATATTCGTAGAACTGGAGCTTCGATTCCAACTAGATACTACAAGCAGGATTACACAATGAATGAAGCTGGGGAAGTAATAGTTGAAAGTGAACCTATTCAGGTAACAATGAAAACCGAATACACACCAATTCAGGCAAATGAGAAGGGAACAAAAATAAGTATTAACGAAAAAGGAGAATCAGAAATGGAAAATCCATGCTGTCCACAAAAAGTGGAAGAATTGATCGTCAATGTTGCGGCTAAGTTCACAGCAGAAGACAAACCTTGGTTACTCACTTTGAACTCGGAACAGCTGGACAAGTTGACTCCAAAAGAGGTTCAAGTTAAAGTGACTGATGAAATGGTTGTAAATCATTTAGCAACTGCAAAGAGAGAAGTAATTTTGGCTTCATTGCCAGAGAGTATCAAATCAGAAGTTGAGGAAGGATTGGCTTTAAATACTGCAAAGAGAACTGAATTGCTTGCAACAATTCAAGCAAACACTCAAGCAGGTTGGACAGCTGAAGAACTTACTGTAATGCCAACAGCTCAATTGGAAAAAGTTTCCAAGTCAATGAGCATGGGTAATTATGCAGGTCAAGGGGGAGAAGAAAAACCTCAAGTAAATGCAAAGATTGTTGAGCCAATGTTGCCAGCAGGTTTTGAGAAACCAACTGAAAAATAAATTTAAAAGAAAGGAGAAATAAAAATGAACTCAGTAATTATCAAAAATTATTTACATGTCCAAATAGATGCAATAGCTGAAGAAGCATTGACACCTGGATATTTAGTAGAATTGACCTCAACAGGAACAGTTCAGAACCACTCTACGCAGTATGGAAATGCTGTTAAGATGTTTGTATTAGAAGATGCCATCTTAGGTAATGGACTTGATACAGACCTTACTATTGCAGAGCAAGCAAGAGTGTGGATGCCAACATCAGGAGATGAAGTTTATGCAATGTTAGCAATCGGGCAAACAATTGCTATTGGAGACTTTTTAGCAAGTAACGGAGACGGAACTTTGACTAAACATGTCCCTGAATCCAGTGATTACTATGCAGCAACAGATGTAACGGTTAAGCCTTTACAAATTGTAGCTCAGTGCATCACAGCGGTGGCAACAACTTCAGTAGTGGCAAGAATCAAAGTAAGAATCATTAACTAAGAAAGGAGAAAATAATGGAAACACAAGTAGATTTGATATCGAAAGAAGGAGCCACTGGACAATTAGCAACATATATCCAGAACAATAAGCTTCAAGTGGGAAATATGCGCCCTTTCATCGGAGAAGATGGAAAAGCATACATGACTGTATATACAGGTGGGGACAAGAAGGATGTACAAAATTACGCAACAGTTCAAGCAAACTCAGCAACTCTTCGCAGAGATGAGTGGAAACAGCTTGATGATGTTGTGCAGATGATCCAATTGGAACGCCTTGTGGGTATTGGTGATTTGGAAGCAAAAGGATTAGTTTATAATCTTGCCAATCCAATGGGAACAACAGTTCTTGAATATAGTGAAATGACAAGTGAAATGACTGTGGAAATGTCAATGGACGGAGTTGCGAGAGCACAGAATGACCGCCCAGGATATACTCCTAAGTATTTACCAATTCCAATAATCCATGGTGATTATGAAATCAATGCAAGGGAACTTGCTACATCTCGTAATATGGGTAATGGACTTGATACTACAAAAGCAGAAGATGTTGCAAGAGCAATCAATGTTCACTTGGAGAAATTGCTATTTACTAGCACAACTTATACAAAAGGTGGAGGTTCTATTTATAGTTACCTTACTCAGCCTGATCGTAATTTACAGACGCTATCATTAGCTTGGGATAATGCCTCTAAAACTGCTGCTCAAATATTAGCAGAAGTAATAGCAATGAAAGCTAAGATGATTGCAGACAAATTCTATGGTCCTTACTACATTTACATTCCAACAGCTTATGAAACTGTAATGGATAAAGATTATATCAATTCTTTAGCAGGAACTCAGACTAATGCAACAAATGATACTATTAGAGAACGTATTCTTAAAATTGAGAATATAGAAGCTGTAAAAGTTGTTGATTCCTTAACTGCCAACAATGTAATTATGGTTCAATTAACTTCGAATGTAGTTCGTTTGGTTAAAGGATTTGGATTACAGAATGTTGAATGGAAATCAGAAGGCAATATGATTACTAATTACAAAGTAATGACTATTCAAGTGCCACAGATACGAAGTTCAGCTTCTGGACAATGTGGAATTGTACATTTATCAGCATAAAAGATTTTAGGATTAACCATATCCTTATTTTTTAATCAAAAAAAAATATTAACGATGGAAGCACAAAAAATATATAAGTATAAAAGTTTACAGAAGCCCGGCAGATATATGACTTTGTTTGATGAACGAATTATAAAGGGTGGAGACTTTTTTGAATCAACAGATGAAAATATTCCAAAAGGATTTAGGGATTTAATTCAAATGGTTCCTAATTATGAGGATAAAAAGAAATTGATTCCCCCTTTGAAGAGAACTAAAAAAGTGAAAACTCCAGTAATTGAAAAAGAAGAAGTGAAAACTCCAGGAGCAGATGAAATTGTTGAAAAGGAAATTGTTGAAGAACAAGAACCTGTTTCACAAGCAGATGTAGATGCAAAGGAAAAACAAGCTCAGGATCAACTTGAAAAAGAAGAAGCTGAACTTGCAGAAGAAGCAGAAAAAGCAGGTGGAGTTAAAAAAGAAGTTTTTGAAATGAAACACATTGCAAGAGGCAGATATAATGTTTACAATTCCGCAGGAGCAGAGCAGAGCACAAAATTATTGTTAAAAGCTCAGGCAGAATTGTTATTGGAACAACTTAATACAGCAGAATAAGAAAGATGAAAGCAACAGGAAACATAAATCCAATATTGATTACAAGCATTCCTCGATCGGGAAGTAGTATGATTGCAGGTATATTTGATATTTGTGGAGCAGCATCCGGCGTAACTACAAACCAAACAAAACCTTATACACAACATCTATTTGAAAATCAATCTATTCGGAGTCTTGTTTCCTATGCTTTTCATGACAACTTATGCGATGAAAGAGGGCAATTTCCATTACCTGCCAAATCATTCTTTTTAAAAAACACTTTTGCCGGTACTTGCCATCGAATAATGGAGCAACAAGGGGCAGTTGATAATTGGCAGTATAAAGATAGCAGATTATGTTTGATTTGGGAAGAATTGAATAAGCAATTTCCAGAAGCAAAATGGATTGTGGTAATGAGGGATGAAAAGCATATACTTAATTCATGCCAAAAGACGGCTTATATGACAGCTTTTAATAAAAGCTATATATTAGATCAAATAGGCAAAACAAATGCTGTAGAGGGCTGGAAATGGTGGTTACAACAGTATAAGGATAGAATACTTGAAATGCAATATAGTTTAAACCTTAAATTCATCTATCCAGAGAAAATGGGTCATGGTAATTTTATGGAAATCAAAGAAGTTATTGAATGGGCTGGATTAGAATGGAAAGACAAGGAAGTTAGAAAATTTATTACACCTAAATTAAGGAGAATATAAGATGGCAGTCAGAGTAACAGCAACAGAAGTAAAGGGGGTAATCACAACTACATTAACAGATGATGAAATTACTCCATATATAACCTCAGCCAACGTGTATGTGACTGCAAGGCTTGGTTCGAGTGCTTTAATTGATGCAGTTTTAAAAGAAATTGAGAGATGGATGACCGCCCACATGATTGCATCCACCAAGACAAGACAAGAAATTGAAGCTGAAGCTGGTAGTGCAAAAATTAAATATTCAGATAATTATGACACTGGATTAAAAAGTACATCATTTGGGCAAATGTGTATTTCATTAGATACAACAGGATTGCTGGCTCAAGAAGGAAAGAAACCAATATCCATGCAAGTATTAACATCATTAGAAAATTATACATAGAATGGGAATACAAGAATTTATATCAGATGTATGTGTTCAGACAGCCGTTTATTGGGCTCCTGGAGCAAATGATGGCTACGGAAATAAGACTTGGAGCATAGGAGTTGAAATACTATGTAGATGGGATGATATAACTGAATTGATCATGAACAGGCATGGAAAAGAAATTGCTTCAAATGCTCAATTATTAGTAACTCAAGATATAGATGTTGAAGGTTACTTATTTTTAGGATCTTTAACTGATTTAGAAACGACACAACAAACAAATCCAAAGCTTGTTCCAACGGCTCAACCAATTCAGAAGTTTGAAAAGAGTCCGGAATTTAAAAGTACAGATAAATTTGTTAGACAAGTATATTTATAAAAAATGGCAATTAAACTAATAGGCATAGAGAGAATCAATAAGGCATTAGCTGTTTCGGCAAAGAAAGCTGATAAACTATGTATGCGAGGTATGATTGAAGCTTCAATTGTAATTCGTAGGGATATGAAAGGCAAAGTTCCAGTTGATACAAGGAATCTGGAAGCAAGTTGGTTTGTTGTTACTGCTAATTCAACAAAAACAGCCCCAACATTTGATGGAGAAGATGCTGGCAAAATGATGGCAGACCATTCAGCAACAATAGCAGAAAATAAAGGAAAAGTTGTTGCATCAATGAGACCTACTTTAATTATGGGTTTTTCCGCTAATTATGCAGCAGCAGTTCATGAGGGAAAAGGTAAAGGAATGAAACCAATGGTATTTAAAAAGCCAGGAGCTGAAGCAAAGTTTTTTGAGAATGCCTTGAACAGAAATAAAGGAACAATTTTAGCACTAACAGGACAGGAGCTTAGTAAATTATGAATGCACCAAGCACAGACATAAAAGATGTACTAGTTTCAGAGGGAGCATGGGTATTTGCTACAGATTTGTTTATATCAGCTCAACCAGCAACGCCAATGAATAGTTCTACTATATTTGATACCACTTCAACTCCTCCAGATGGGACTTTAGATGGTAACGATGTTTTCTTAAATGAAAGCATAATGATATGGGTTAGGAATAGTAGTTATCAAGATGCTTATAGTGAGACTCAATCCATAATATCAATTCTGCATAATAAAGCAGGATTTACAGTCAATGGTACTAAATATCTACATTGCACTTTAGCAAGTGGTCCCAATACTCTTACAGGGGGTGTTGGAGAAGGGGATTATTCAGAGTTTAGTATCAATTTTAATATGATTAGGGAAAGAAACTAATAGAGGGGGGATATATACAATGAACATTGCAACAGCATTCAGGTAAATTAGAAGAACATAAAGATAGAAATCGAGATAAATAAATAAATAATTATTAACAATTAAAAAAGGAGAACAAGATTATGGCATTTACAGGAATCGGAACAGTCTTTTACAGACAAAATCCAAGCACATCCGCATGGGAAGTGATTGCTAACATTAACAGTATCTCAGGACCATCTTCAAGTAGAGAGACAGTAGATGTCACTACTTTAGATAGTACTGCTGGATACAGAGAATTTATTGGATCTTTGAGAGATCCAGGGGACCTTTCATTGAGTATGAACTTCGCAGTTGCAACTTATACTACAATGAAAGAAGATTTTGAAAGCAGCGTATTAAGGAATTACAGAATTGTATTACCTGATACTGCTTCAACTACATTAGAGTTTGAAGGACTCGTCACTGACTTACCATTGGAAATTCCATTGGATGATAAAGTAACTTGTGATATCACTATTAAAATCAGTGGACAAACTGACTTAACAAGTGTTAATGTAATTGCAAGTGTTGAAACAATAGCAAATATTCCAATTGCAAACGGAACTCAATTAGCTGATGCAACATTACCAGCAACAGTAACAGTAACTTATCAAGATGCAACAACAGAGGATCTAGTAGTAGTATGGGATGCAGGAACACCTATTTATGATGGAGGTACTGATGGTACTTATGTATTTGCAGGAACTATCACATTGACAGCAGATGATTCTAATCCTGAGGGAGTAGTAGCAGCTGTATCATTGGTAGTAACTACATAAAAAAGACTTTAAGGATTAACCAAATCCTTATTTTTACAAACAAAAACGAAATGAAATGATGCTTAATTTTAAAATAATAGAAAAACAAGAAATTGGATTTACAAATAGAACAAGAATGGTAAATAGTATTATTCTTAAAATTGTAAAATTGCCAACTGAACAAGAAATGAAAGAGGTTGCAATTTCTATTTGGGAAAATGGAAATAAGACATGGAAAGAGTTTACTGTTTTTATTTATTTACCTGAAATGGATTCAAAATTAAATGCTTATGGAATTGTTGAATTTAATCAAAAAGGATTAACAAAATTTGATATAAATGAAAATAGTTTATTGTTTACGAAATGGAAAATTACAAAATAATTTAAACACAAAACGAAATGACAGAAAAAATTGAAATAGACGGAAAACAACATCCATTAAAAGTTGGATATTATGCATTGAAATATGCAGTTAAAGAAGCAAAAGAAGCTGGAAAAACAAATGTAACAATGGAAACTATCCTAACTGATGGAGAAGATATATATGAGGCATTGTTATTTTATGGTTTAGAACTTGGAGCAAAAATAGAAGGAACTGAATTTACTATGAAACGAGAAAATGCTGAAATGTATTTAGATGCTTGTTTTACTGAATTTATGCAGTTGATGCCTACATTCTTTCCAACTCCAGATGCTGGAAAAAAGCTCAAGGGGCAGAAGAAGAAATAAGCCCCAATAAGAAACCAATTGATTTTAATGAATTATGTGGCGTGGCATTAAGTAGATTACATATTACTCCTTTTGAATTTTACAGGCTGAGTCCTGCTGAATTTTATGCAGCAATCCAAGACCATCAAATCAGGGAGCAATCGAAACTTGAAACACAAATCCACAGCATATATGAAGCAGTCAGATTACATGGGATGTGGACTTATAATTTCACTCCTGGAGTAAAAAGACCAATCAGGGATCCTCAGAAATTATGTAAGTTTCCTTGGGAAGAAAAATCACAGGTTTCTCAACAATCTCCAGATCAAATGAAGGGAGTTGTAAAAGCAATCCATGCTCTAATGAAAAATAATAAGAAATTTAGCACAAAACCAAAGCAACCAAGCAATGAAACGAAGCAATAGTATATTTATATAGCTTAAAATTTAAGTGCTGTAACCCAGGCTTAAAACAAGTTTAAAAGGAGATAGGCAGAATGAGCAACATAGGAAATTTAACAGTTAGTTTAGGATTAAATACCACCGCCTTTAAAGCAGGAATGGCAGGAGCTTCTGCTCAGATGAAACAAACTGGAGCAATGATGCAGAAAGCTGGTAGGAATATGTCAATGTATTTGACAGCCCCTTTATTGTTAATTGGAGCAGCTTCTTTTAAAGTATATAAAGATTGGGAAACAAATTTATCTAAAATAACAGGACTTGTAGGTATTGCAAAGGACCAAGTAGATAGTTGGAAAGATTCTATTATGGAAATTGCTGTAGCAACCGGACAAGGACCTGAAAAATTAGCTGATGCAATGTTCTTTATTACCTCAGCAGGTTTGAGAGGACAAGATGCTTTGGATGCTTTGGAAATGAGTGCAAAAGCTGCTGCTGCTGGATTAGGAGAAACTGCGACTATAGCGGATCTTGTAACAAGTGCTATGAATGCTTATGGAAGTGATACTTTATCAGCAGCTCAGGCAACGGATGTATTGGTGGCAAGTGTTCGAGAAGGTAAAGCAAGTGCAGATAGTATTGCTGGAGCATTGGGAGGGGTTTTACCAATAGCTTCTGCAATGGGGGTTTCCTTTGATGAAGTTGGTGCAAGTATAGCAGCAATGACAAGAACAGGAACAAGTGCAGAAACCGCATCAATGCAATTAAAAAGTATTTTAGCTTCATTATTAGCTCCAACAAAAGAAGCGGAACAAGCTTTGAATGATATGGGTTTATCAAGTGCAGGATTAAGGCAGAAAATAAAAGATGAAGGATTGTTGGCAGTACTTACTGATCTTAAAGATGTTCAAGGAAAATATGGGGATGAAATGTTGGCAACAGTTATTCCAAATATAAGAGCTTTATCTGGAGTAATGGATTTAGTTGGAGGAAATGCAGAAGCTAATATTGCTGTATTTGAATCATTAGCTGCAACTGGAGGTGATTTAGATGCGGCTTTTTTAGAAGCTACGCAAACTGCTGAATTCAAGTTAAACAAAGCAATGACTCAATTAAAAACATCATTGATTACAATAGGGGAAAGTGTTAAAAATGCATTTATTCCAATACTTGAAAAATTAGGAAATAAACTTGAAGCAGTTGGAAAATGGTTTGGGGATTTATCAGAAGCTCAAAAAAGAATGGTTATTGGAATTGCCGGCTTAGTAGCAGCAGCAGGTCCTTTGCTTATGGTAATGGGGGGAATAATGCAAAAACTTCCAGGAATGGCAGGAGGATTTTTGAAGTTAATCGGAATGATGCAGAAAGCAGCAATGGCAGCAATGGCAAATCCCTATGTAGCTTTAGCAATGGCAATTGGACTTATAGTTGCTTTGATATTTACTTGGGGGAAATCACAGGAAGATCTTATGCAAGATTGGGAAAATTTAAAACAATCCTTTTCAGATGCAGATGTTATCAATAATGTAATGCAGAATTTTGTTAATATTTTTGATGATATAAGAAGTATTATAAATGTAGTTTCTAATTTATTTGGAAAAGCTGGTACAAGTGTTGGAATGTTTACTGGCATTTTTAATGTATTGTTATTCACTGTAAAATTAGCATTAACTCCAATTATTGCATTGGTAAATGGAATTAAAGTATTTGTTCTTTTCATAGTTGATTTATTTAGAGCCTTTAAAAACATAAAAGATTTAAGCATTAGTGATATTTTTGATTTAATTAAAAAAGCAATTCTTGGAATGTTAGATCCAGTTTTTGATTTACTGGATAGTGTTGGAATGTTGCCTGATGCAATTGCTAATATGAGGGATGTTACAACTAAATCAGCAGATAAAATTATTCATGCATTTACGGAAACAAAAGATGCTGTAAAAGCTGCCATGATTACAATGGAGGATCAAGCCAGAATATTTACTGAGCAATTTGCAGGAATGTCTGAGGATCAAATAAAATCAATTGAAAGTGTGAGGCTTACTTATTTGCAAGCTTCAAAGGATATGATTGCTGCGGCTGTTCAGCGTATAATGACAGAGGGTATGATGTCTGGAGCTCTAACAGATGAAACTAAAAAGGTAATTGAATTAACAAAAGCCTACCAAGCTCAATTGGATGTAATGATTGCCACTTATGAGGCTGATAATGCCATGCCAACCGTACCAACTATTTCTACAGATCCAAATGCCTCAGGAGGAGCAGAGGATGAAATGGTAGGGGATATTGGAAATGTAGATGTAATAGTAGAATCTTTATCTCTTTTACAAAAAGCACAAGGAGAATACGCAGCCACAACAGCAAGAACAAAAACTGAAGTAATTGGTAGTTTTAAAGAAATGTTGACAGCAGAAACTGAATGGTGGCAAAAATCTAATACTTCATGGGAAGAAGGAAATAGCACAAGAACCACAGCTCTTGCAGATTTTGCCAATAAAACAAAACTTTGGAATCAAACAGTTAAAGCCATGTACACTGAAATGGCAAGCACTCTTGAAAGTGGTTTGGAAAGTATGATTTCTGCAACAGTTGAAACAGCCGCAGCAGGAGGATCTTGGAAAGATATATGGATGGGATTGCTTGGAACAATAGCTAATGTTATTGTGCAACTTGGAAAAATGGCTATTGGAGCAGGAATAGCTGTTAAAGGTATAATGGAAGCATTGAAACTTCATCCTGCTTTAGCTATTGTAGGAGGTATTGCTCTTGTAGCATTAGGAGCAGGAATAAAAAGTGGATTAGCAAGTTTGTCAGAAGATGTTCAAGGACTTGCAACTGGAGGTAATGTAGTACAAGGTGGGGTATTTAAAGTAGGGGAAGAAGGGGAGGAACTTGTAACACTCCCAAGGGGCTCAGCAGTAACACCAAATCATGCTCTAGGTGGAGGAAATACTCCATATATATTAACCACAAAAATATCAGGTAGAGATTTAGAAATAATATTAGAAAGAACTCAAGCACAAGGAAAGAGAAGGTAATATATGAGAAAATTATTTGAAGCTCAATTTAATGGATTTCCACTACAACAGGAATGGAATTGTTTAGAAGCATGGACAGCTGATGCAGAATTACCCTCAGGGGATCCCACTCTTGTTTGGGGATGTTCTGGGACAGAAATAACAGGTACAGTAGATACAATAGGAGGAGGAGATGATAATTCAGATTTGATTATAGCAGGTTGTTCAGAAACCCCTTCAGCCGTAAGAGCAGCCAGACAGACATTTGGTACATTATCTGATTGGTATTTGCCTACAGGTATAGAGTTACAAGCCATGTATGCCCAGCGTTCTATTATATCTGATTTTGCAACAGGAATAAAAACATATTGGACATCCTCTGAACATGATGCAACAACTGCTTATTATATGGATGGAGGAGCAGTAGCAGCAGGGGCAAAAACAGGAGAAAGGTATGCACGACCAATCCGTAAAGTTTCTGGTAATTATGAGATAGGGGATACAGGGCCAGCAGGTGGAATCATATTTTACAAAAGGCAAGCTGAACCCACCCATAAATTAAGTATATACGATACCACATTAGCAGAGGATGGCTCAAGTCAAGATATAACACTTGAAGCACCGGGATATGCTATCAATTGGAATGGTAATGTTAATGATATTGTGGGGGGTGGAATTATTGAATCCTCTGCTGAGTTTACTGTAAGAAGTATAGATGGAATTTTATCAGATTTCATGGATGATTTGGCATCCTCTATTGAGGGTCGTTTTTTAGTAGAAATACAAAAGAAAACAGTATTAACAGAAACATGGGAAGGCAGTTGGAAAGGTATCTTAATGACAGATTTTTCTGGACGTAAGGATATACCAGATGAACCAATATCCTTTCAAGCCACTGATGGGATGGCTTTATTAGATGCTATTGAGGTAACAGCAACAGCCTCAGAGCTTATGCTCGTAACGATACTCAAGGGACTTGCCCAAATACCAACCGTTAGTCTTTTCAGTGCCCTATCTGAGACAAGATTTTTATGGGTTAAAACAGATTGGTTTGCGGATAACATTCCTGCAGATGAAGAACCACTTTATCAGATTGGTTTGTATGGCAAATCCTTATGGGTCAAAAAGGAGGAAAAGAAAGGATACAGTGGCACAATAGCAACCATCGTATCACCAATGACTTACAAAGAAATAATACAACATATATGTGAGCGTTTCAATTGTATCTTAATGATGCAACAGGGGTCATGGTATCTATTCCAACGGGATTTGATGGAAGAGGATACAATCACTTTTGAGACTTATAAATCTGCTGAATCATTAGGTACATGGAGAACAAATCCTTGGACTTATACAGTTGAGACTTACAAGGAACTTGACCAAGATAATAGGTATCGTTCAGAAGGGGAGTTTTATTCACTACCGGGTATCAAGTCCGCTGAGGTTATATATGGGGGAGGTGCTTTGGCTGATGGTAGTGATAGTCTTATTCCAACAGCATGGGAACCTGATGAAGTTTATACCACAATGCCCTTATATACAGGCACAGGAAATTATTTACATATTAGAGCTTCTTTTACAGAGCATTTTCTTATTGATTGGGTTGGGGGAACACCTCCGGAACAATATTTCAAAGCAAGAGCAGAATACAAGCTCATAGTTACTTGTGGATCTTACTATCTAAATGCTTACACTAAGGGATGGACATTGGATTCAAGTGTAGCAGATTTGGTTTTATCAAGTACCTACTTATATCACAGGTATGACTCAGAATCAGATACATGGAGTTTTATTGACCAAGCCTTATTCAACTTAGATTTAATAACAGATGATTTACCAACGGATGATGAAGTAATTTTTGAACTATCAAGATACCAAATACAGATATTTTCAGGAGGTACTTATTTTACTTGTGATATAGCAGATGATTTTTTATTCACTCCAGATTTGGATAATCATTTCATGCTGTTTATCGTTGGGGATGAAAATCCTGTTTCATACGTTACATTCAAAGCAGAAAATCCAACTGCAGGATTCCAACTTGAATATGATAGGGGGGAAAGTTTGTTTGGGACTGCTCGTGTCATTATGAATAGAGTTATTGGCTATAATAATGCAGGGGGGGAGTTATGGAATAAAGGATACACAAGTACAAAAACAATGTACTTCAATCAATTATTAGTGCAGCAAATCTTAGCCAACCAAATAAAAGGTCTATTATCATTTTCAGGAACAATATATGAAAGGAGTGAGAATTGGTTACAATTAAGACACGCCATTGAATTAACTGTAAATGGGACTACTTATAGACTGGTGTTTAACAATGTTACCTATGTAGCTCAGACAGAAAGTTGGCAAGGGGATTGGGTTGAGATTTCCAATACAAAAGGGCTTGCCATCCCGCCACTTAATGAAAATGAATTTGGTATTGATGATAAACCATTTATTCCACGCCCTCCCGGACCTATATTTGAAGATGTACTTGAGGAATTATATGACTTGGAAAGTGGTAATGTAGATGTAACACAAGGAGGCAATTCAACAGGTGGGGTGATTACAAATAGAACTACATTTGTAAAACTACCAGCCTTACCCTCAGCACCTACAATGGGCACCATGTCCATCGGCTTGGCTGAGATTGGAATAATGAAACAATTTGATGCCTTTGGTAATTTGAAAACATTAGGTATTGATGCAAGTTATTTTGAAGCCAGTCCAGATGTTGTTATTGTGGGAGGTTTTCTATATAATTGGTTGACGGCAAACCTTGGGACAGACCTGATAAATGATCCTAATTGGGCAGTACCAAGAACAGCCGATTTTCTAGTGCTTACAAATTACTTAATTTCACAAGGATATAACTATGATGATACTAAAATAGGGGATAAGCTGGGAAAGGCTTTGGCAACAGCTACAGGATGGGATGCTTCAGCTGTAGTAGGAGCGATTGGAAACACAGATTATCCAGCGAAACAAAATGTTACAGGTTTATCTATCAAGCCAACAGGATTGAGAAATGTGGATGGGACTTATGTCTCACAAGGACTTTATGGAGGTTTATGGAATAGCACTGAGATTGATACAGATGATGCCTATGCTCAAGATGCCTTATTTAATGAGGCGACTTATGCTATTGGAGGAGGAGACAAAAAGGGTGGAATGGGTATTCGGATTTTTAGATTTGCAACTGCTCCCGAATTGGGACTTGGGGACCTCACTATTATCTCTGGAGCATATACAGGAAATGATGGGAAAGTTTATGATGGTGTAATTTTAGGAACTCATGTTTGGATTGTTAAAAACTTGGCTGAGACAAAATACACGGATGGAACAGAGATACCTTTATGTGAAGATGCTGATATTTGGGGCACTTTGGCTGTGCCTGCAAGATGTGCTTATGACAATGATATGGACAATGTTTTTACAGATGATGATAATTTAGTTTTAAAGGATGATAAATTACTTCCATCCCATATCCTAAGTTATGACCCAAC